CTCTGTTATATAACGTTGTGCCTGTGCGTCGCCTTGGACTTCTTGTGCTACTTTAAATGCCTGATAACCACCTTTGTTATTCATAAGGTGTTCATAAACTGGTGTTGGATAGGCGCCTGGAGCACTTGGTTGTGCTACCACATCCACGGTAATAATTTCAAAACCTTGAACATTACCACTTGGATCAACTTCGCCTGATCCGCGGCTTGAAACGCCTAGTTTTACTCCCGACTCCAACATGGTCGTTACTAGTTGACCCATTGGAGTTGGAAGCATCTTAAGTTTTCCGTAGCCGTTAGGACCGTCCATCCACATCTTTGTAATCATGTGGCTAACACGGTCGAGGTTTATACGTAAATCTTGAGGATGATCAACTTCACCAAGCACTGAATATCCCCCAGAAATCTGTTCGTTGAGCGTCTTGACAGCCCTATCAATTTCCTTAGAAGAATAAATGCGCTGGTTAGCATTACGAATGTCACCCTGAATACAGATGCCACTCAAGTGTAATGTTTTGCCTTCGCCTTCATCACGCTCAAGGACGATTTTAGCCTGATCGAAACTCAGATGTTCTGCTAGTGTTGTTTTCAACCTTTATATCCTCTATTATCTACGACCACGGAAAACTGATTGTTTGTTGTCTGCTGTTTCTTTAGCACCCGCTTTTTCAGCACCATGTCCGCCTTTTACTGCTGACAAGTCTGCTGCTTTCTTAGCGCCTGGAACGTTAACATTACCAGCATTATCTTCTTTTGCGTTGATGTCTGCTAGTCCGCCATCGTTCTTTTCGTTGCCTTCGCCGCCTTTTGCGATGTTAGCACTTGTGCCGCCCATATCATTCTTCATGTTGTCAACAACTGACTTTTTGTTGTCTGCAGATTCTGCGCCGCCTTTTTTCTCAGCACCGTGTCCACCTGCTACTTTTTCAACATACTCGCGCATAGTTGCTAACTCAGCGTCGCCTTCTGGGTCTGCAGATGCTTCAGGAGCAAAAGTTTCTTCTTCTTTTTCTGCGTCCATATCCATCTCATCGCCTTCGTCGCCGCCCTTAATTTCATCGAATTTAGCCTGTAGCTCATCAACGATTGAATCTAGGTCTTGGAATAACTCTTCTGGCTCTTTTTCGCCTTCTTCGTCATCACCTGTGATGTCTGCTTCTAGATCGTCTGTAGCGTCTCCGCCCATAGCGTCCATGTCGCCTTCATCTTCATCGTCTGCTTCTACAGCAACTTCTTCAAATTCTTCGTCAACTTCTTCATCGTTTGAAGACTCGTCAACTTCTTCATCATCTGCAGATTCGTCTACTTTGTCTTCTTCTGCGTCATCGTCTTTTGATGCTTCATCAACTTCTTTGTCTTCTGCTTCTTCGTCTTTCGATGCTTCGTCAACTTCCTCATCTTTTACTTCTTCTTCGATAAGGTCTTCGTAAATTTCTCTTGATTTTGTGACCACGTACTCGTGGAATAATTCTTCTGCTTTTGCAGTGTCGTCATTTACCAAATGCTCAAGCATTTGTTCTAATGTTGTTTTGTCTGCCATTTTATTCTCCTTTATTGATGGTAAGGCTGTTTCGTAATGTATTTACATTTTACTTATAAAAATAGGGTTAAATGGTAGTTTTTTGATTCATTTTGTCTTGATATATAGTGCCCTCGAAGGTATTTTCAAAGTCTTGCTGTGAAATGTGCTTTAAATTACCATGCTGAGGACCCAATTTATCAGGTATAAATGCTCCTGATTGCACTACCCTATAGAACTGTGTATGGGGAAATTCCTTAATTACACGCTCTGTTTGGCTTAACCAATTGCCAAAAAACGTTGCGCTATCCGTTGATTTCTTATAATTGTGCGTATCTGCGTACACATTATTAAACTTTCCGTTCAATCCTTGATAGTCAAAACCGTGTATGTAGATTATTTTGTGCCCGTTTGATGCAGCAAACCACAATGCTGTAGGACCACTCGACCACCCCTTGTGCGGGTTAAAAAGATTGATTTTATCCTTGGTTTTTATTCCTTTATTAGGATTCGTCCAAACTGTTCCTTTTTGATAATAGCCAGAATCTATTAATTCGTTAACCATTTTAACATCAACTGCTACTAGATAATGTGGATCAAACTCTCTGTATTGTGCATTACATCCGTAGACTGTGCCAATGTCCAAAAGTTTTTCGCAGTTAATCGCCAAGCGACTGTTTCCGTTGCCTAAAACAAACGCTATATCTTTAAGTTTTGGGGTATTTTTATTCTTCTTGCTCAACTGGTGTTCCGTACATTTGTCTAATGAAGCCAAGTTCGGAATTTTTTTCCGCTTCGTGTGCTTCTGCTTGGAGTCGCAGTTGATTGATTTGTCTTAAGGTGAGTCGAATTTTTCTAGTATCATCATAGTTGACAACAGAAGAATCCTTGCCGTTATCATATCTACGATCTACAGCAAAGTCGTTTATGTCGTCATTGAAATATAAAAATTCTCTAAGAAGCATACTGTATTTATTACTGTGCAGGAGTTTCTGCCCCAGTCTCTCCCTCTGGTTGTTCAGCCGCTGCTGCGGCATCTGGCGATGCTTCTGCATCTTGCGTAGCGGCATCTGCTGCGATTCCACCAGGAGTAATTCCTGCTGTTCTCAATTCGCCCGCAGCGTCAGTTGTTGCAGGCATTAAGTTACCTTGGTTTTCTTCTCTCCACAGTTTTTCGTTTTCTTTGATTTCCTCTTCGGTTAGACCAAGATAACGTTTAAGTGCAAAACGTTTGGATAGATGTGGTACCTGTTGTAGTGTTCCAAAGATGTTTGCTCTTGTTGTATCAAGCTCTGCCTGTCTGTATGCGGCAAAGTTTTGTGGTGGATTGAATTTCAATTCAAATAGGCTAGAATCAATGTTGTATCCATTGCTTATTAACCATAACTTAAATTCCTTATCAAAGGATTCAACAATATTTGCCTGTAGTCTTTCGCAGTATTTGTTGAAGCGTAGTTCCTGAATGTATGCTGTTCCTACTTTTCCGTCTGCTACTGTGTTAGGCTGTTCGTCAATTGATGTTGGCAAATAAGATGCCGGAATTCTTAATGCACGGAATAATTTGTTTGTAAAATATTTTAAATCTGTGATCTCACCAAGGTTAGTTCCACCTGGTAATGTTTCAACTTTAGATCCTCTACCTTCCGCTGTTTGTGGGAAGAAGTAATCCTCGTTAGTTGATAGTGGATTGTATGAAGCATCAATTACTGATGTTCCACCACCTGTTGAACTTGGAATACGTCTCTGCTGAATTTCATTCTTGACCTTTTCAACAAAAGTCATAGCCATGTGAGCAGGCATATTACCCACGTCAACATAAAAAATTCTTCTTTCAGGAGCTCTTTGAATTCTGTAAATGATGATTGCATCTTCAAGCAACTCCTTCTGTTTATAAACTTTGAATACTGATTCTAATAGTGAATTACCAAAAGGATAATTGTTATCCAAACCTTCACTTAGTGAAATGTGCATCACGTGTTCAGCATCAACGGTAATTTCGTTTTGTGCATTCTGGAATCTAGTTCCAGGTGTCTGTGCAACATTTCCAACCATGCCTCGGCCAAATCCACCGCCGCTTGTGTATGATGAAGTTCCGCTAGGTGAAGTGTGTGTAGTTCCATGTGGTGTTGTTGCCACTAGATTCTTGAAGTTAAAGTTAATGTCTTTTATAACATACTGCTCGGGAATCTTTCCTTCGGATTCGTTAACAATAATTTTGGAGACTTTTGCTTGATCCACATAAAGCAATTTCTTAGTTTCTGGATCACGGATGAAAAAACAATCGCCATATTTGAATGTGTTCCTTACTACTCTAAAAATTCTATTTTCAAATTGCTGAGTCTTGCACCATTTTTGTAGTGCATCCTTGAGCATTTTGGTTTCAACACCTGTTGGTGATTGCCTAAAGAAACAATGGAATGGAGTTGCATTTTCCTTGTCCTTGCCTGTGCAAAACTCTGCTAGGATGTCAAGTGCAGCATTGACTTCTGAATCCATGTCCATTGTGTCATACTGCATGTATCTTTCAATTCTGTTTGGAGCGCCTGCATAAACGTCTGGCAGATAGGATGAATAATTCGATCGTGCGGGACCAGGGCGTCCTCCTCCACTAATTGGACTGTAGGATCCGCTTTGGTTATCGGTGTTAACTGGTGTAAAGTATTTTTTCCAACTCATCTCTTATCCTATATATTATACACTAAACGCATCATTTGTCAACCCCGACGTAACACCAATGTGTTTCTGTGCTAATGCATTGCTCATTCTTGTTAATCCAACTAATTCTTGTATGCTACTATTTAACTCCGTCATAAGTTCTACTGGTGACTTTGTGGATTCCATGGGCGACAGTGCAGCAGTTTTCATTTCGGATTCTGTCATTGGTACTCCGGCCGTTGCTGCTGCCTTTTCTTCTGCCGTTAGCATATTTTGGACATTGCCAATAAAGGACTGCATGGTTCCTCGCACACCGCCCACGACAACTTCTGCCATCTGCGCCGGTGTAAGCACTGCTTCCATTCCGTGCAGCGTTGCAGGTGTTCCTTCTCCAAAGTTTCCAAACAGTTTGCCCAATGCGCCCAGCGTACCGCCACTAAATTGTGCTCCTGGCAATATATCATGTTCAGTGTCGGCATTTTTTGCTTCTGCTAGTTCTTTTTCTTTGAGCTCCGCAATCTTCTTTTCCATCTCGAGGATTCTCATTCTGGATTTTTGCTGTCCAAAACTTTCTCTACCGAATCCGCCATCCATTAAGCCATATTCGTCCTCGCCAGCCAAACTTCTCTCGAGCCTTGCCTTCTCCTTGGCAATCTCCGCTTCCATTTCGTCCATGGTGTTGATGCCGGCACCCGTTATGTCAACTAATTTTTTGGCTACGTTTTGTCCATCTATCAAACCAAAACTAAGGCTGTCCACAATACCGCCGATCGTTGATGATGCTCTTTCACCTGCGGTCGCTGCTTCGCCTTCTTTTAATCCCAGATATTCTTCAGCATTGAATCCTGCCGATGCTCCCTGTAGTAGTGCATCTCCGATCATGTATGCAGTTCCTAGGACCGGAACTGCTTTTAGGGCAGTCTTTCCTACACCCTTCATTATGGCGCCGGTGGTTCGTGCTGCATTGCCTGCTACGGAACCTGTGGTTCTTGCTGCCGTGTTGGCTACCGCACCTGTGGGAGGCTTAGGAACTTTGGGAGGCTTCTTGCCTCTGAATAATTTACCTACCTTGCCTACTGCTCCGGCACCCTGTGCCAATGCAGCAAGGCCTGCCGCTGCCGCAAGTGCCATTAGGGCAACTTCCGCTCCTATGGCTGCTGCTGCTACCTTCTCAAAATTGTCTCCACGTGTTGCCGTGCCAAGCACCGTTTCAGAAAATGCCTGTGCTGCCTTGGATGCAGGCTCAAACATCTTTCTAAAACCAGCAATGGCTTCAGAACCAACCTGATTCATGGTTTGGGTCATTTCGCCGGCTGCGGTGTTAATTTGTAATCTAAATGATGCTATGGTAGAGGCATCAATTAATGGTTCACCATCTGGTGTTAGTTTGATTCCCTTGGCTGCGTTCTCCGCAGCAATTCTCAATTCCTCTTCTGTTTTCTTTTGTATTTCCGCAACCGTTTTTTGACGTGCTGCCACATCGTGTGCTGCCACAACGAATGCATTCATTTCCGGACCGCCAAATAAACCTAGCGTCTGTCCAATTGCTGACTGAGCAAAATCCTTGGCTTCCTTGGAATAGATGTCATAGAACCTATCGCTGAACCCTTCCTGCAGATCACCGGCTTGAATTGCTCGGAAAATTCCCTGTGCTTCCTGACCCGATTCTTTCAGGTATGCCATTGCTCTGATACCTTCCTCGGAAGTTGCGGTACCAGTTGCTAAAATTTCCTTGAGGCCCGTTCTGTGAGCAGCAGGAATGGATTGCATTAATTTTTCCATCTCCGCCTGTTGCTTCGGATTTAGTTTAGACATCATGATACGATACTGCGCATCCGCCTGTCTAGCATCCGCCTCGGCCTGTAGTGCCTCCTTAGATTGTCCCGTTAACTTGGAAACTGCATCCAAGTTCTTCAAGTATGTTGCTGTGCCTTCTCTCAGTTCAGTGTCGGTCATTCCCTGCAGGCGACCGTTCTTCTGAAGCATCTTGCTGTAGTTTAGGAATCCTTCGTTCATCTGGGTAGAAGTATAACCCAGTCTTGATAGATCGTTAAATATCGGAGTATCTTTTAATTCCTTTCCGAATCTTGCTAGTCTCTTGGCACCTTCTTGTGTGCTTCCACCTAGATACATTAATGCTTCGCTGTTCTTGCCTACCATTCCTACGAAGTCGTCTAGGCTGATCCCCATCTTGGTTGCTGCCGCAACAGCACCATTAACGTTACCAGCAAAGTTAACACCAGCCTGTGAAGCCTTTGTGAATGCATCATATGACTTGTCCAGT